ATGCCCTCCATGGGTAAAACATACAAAAACACTTTTTCCTTGGTTGAAGAATTCTGTTGTAACAGTTAATAAACTTATGCCAGGGAGATTTATTGCTCCTCATCAGGATACACTTTATAAGTTAAGAAAGAAAGTTGAAGATGAAGGAAGTGATGTAGAAGGCATGGAGCCTTATAGGGTAAACCTATTTTTACAAGATAGATTAATGGGACATTATTTTGAAATGGAAGATCAATCATGGATAGATTATGTCAAAGGTGATTACACCGTAATAAAACGAAATGCAACACATTTAGTAGCAAATTTAGGATATCAACCAAGATTTACTATGCAAATTACAGGTTTTGCAAAAGAAGAGGATATAAAATGAGAATATTTATAACAGGAGCAGACGGTTTTATAGGTCAGCACATGGTCGAAAGGCTAAAAGACAAACACGAATTAGAATTCTTAACAGAAGATTTACGAGATCATTCAAAGGTTGCTATGCAGATATCAACGTTTGATCCAGAAATTATAGTTCACCTTGCCGCAAGAACAGAAGTAGAAGATAGTTTTTACGAACAAATTACATTTAGTGAAATTAATTATGTCGGAACTGTAAATTTAATAGAAGTTGCCGCTAAATTACCTAACTTAAAAAACTTTGTATTTGCATCTACTATGGAAGTATATGGGTGGCAACCTATTAGTGATCTAATCAGAGAAGGCAAAGAGGAAGGCATTATTGCATTTAATGAAAGCACACCGCCTAATCCAAATGCTCCCTACGCCGTTGCAAAATATGGCTGTGAAAAATACTTAGAGTATGCTCATAGAAGTTATGGACTACCTTTTACTGCTATTAGGCAAACTAATGCATACGGTAGAAAAGATAACGACTTCTTTGTAACAGAACAAATTATAACACAAATGCTTAAAAATCCTAAAGAAATTAATTTAGGTTATGGCGAGCCATACAGAAACTTTATCCACATCGATGATTTACTTGATGCATGGGAAACAGTAATAACAAATCCAGACAAATGCCAAGGAGAAATCTTTTGTATAGGACCTGACAATGCAATTAAAATTAAAGATTATGTAAAAATGATTGCAGACAAGTTAGGTTGGGATGGACATGTTAATTGGAATACTAAACCAGCAAGGCCCGGTGAGATTTATTTGCTTAACAGCACCAATCATAAAATCACAACACGCCTGGGTTGGACTCCTAAAGTAGAACTAAGTGAAGGCCTAGATCGAACTATCGCAACGTGGAAAGAAATTTTCGAAAAAGAAATACCTTATAATCAGGACCGTAAGTTTTCTAAAGGAAAATAGGTCTTGACAATCTAATAATATTTGCTATAATAGTATTTTTATGGAGTAATATCTTATGGATACTGAATATACAATTTATTTTCTGCTGTTTATACTAGCCAACTCATATTTCATGTTCAAAGCAGGTCAAAGAGAAGGCAGATTTCACGGAATGATTCAAATTACTCGCTTTTTCAAGGAAGAAAATGCATTAATTGATAAGTCAGATATAAATAGGTTTAATAAATGGCCTATTGCAATTCAGGTGTTATATGATGACCCTGATATAAATAACTTCAACGATTAGAGTAAGAATGAATGGCAAAAAGAAAAACTAAAGCACGATCAATATACATCACAAAGGAACCTGATTGGAAGACCTTGCAACTCATAGAAGGTGATGACGAACGAAAAGAAGCATTTAGTAAATGCGACTATTTTGCTAGAACCGAAATACCATCTAAGAAAAAAGTTGAGTCCGCTAAAAAGTGGATCAAAGAACAATCAGAATGGAATAAAGATGAAATCAAAATTATTCTTGCTAACCCAGATTGGGCATTTAGTTCATCAGCACACTTTTGGATTTCTTTTAAATTAGGATATATGCCTAGCAAATTGTTAGAACATATAGAAAAGAGAAAAGAAGAATGGATTAAAAGAGGTAAAAAGGAACTTGCTGAAAAAGTAGCAAAAGCAGAAGAGAAAAAAGCCAAACCTGTAATTAGTATTCAAGAAAGAATGAAGATGCAGGTAAACGATCTTTGTGCCAATTGGGAATATTATATTGATATGCTTTTAGATGGAGAATTTGCTGTTAAAGATTTTGATCCATATAAAGAAATGATAGTGTATCAACCAGAGATCAAAGGCCCACATGCTAAAATTATCAAAGAAGATTTTGAATTGCAATATCAAGAAGCATTAGAAGTTAAAGAATGGAACGATCCAGATATAAAAGAAGCATACAGTCACTTTGATGCTAAAATGCGTAAGGACTTCGTAGAACTATTTGAAAAGATTAATACAGCATGTGATACAATTATTCAAACTAAAGCCACTACACGACGTGCTCGTAAGCCTAAGGCACGGTCTAAAGAGTCTATCGTGAAGAAAATGAAGTATCAAATTAATGATAGTGATTTAGGAATAGCAAGTATCCATCCTACAGAAGTTGCACATGCCAACGAGTTATGGGTGTATAATACTAAAACAAGAAAAATAGGAGTGTATCACGCCATTAATAAAGACCCACGTGGTATGGGTAGAGATGGATTAATGGTTAAAGGCACAACAATACAAGACTTCTGTGAAAAGTCAAGCCTACAAAAAACACTTCGTAAACCAAAAGAGCAAATAAACAACTGGACAGGTAAAGCAAAAACTAAATTTGCAAAAGCATTCGATGATCTTACTACAACAGGTATTAAAATGAATGGACGTATGAACGATAACACAATTATTCTACAAGCATTCTAATTTAATATGACTAAAACTGATAAATAGTAGTATGCCAAAAGATCAAATAGGATACAAAAATAGAGAGCAATTAATATCAGAGACACAATTACGTCTTGCTGATGGAATAGTAGATGTCGAATTAGACAGAGAACACTATGATGTAGCAATAGATAAAGCACTTGCAAGATACAGACAGTTAAGTGCAGGTAGTGTTGAAGAGAGTATTATCTTTATTCAGACAGTTGAGAACCAAACCGAATACACATTACCAGATGAGGTAATGGAAGTTAGACGTTTATATCGTAGAGGTATAGGAACTAACAGTGGTGGCGGAACTAACTTTGATCCATTTGATGTTGCATTCAACAATATGTATATGCTACAAGCAGGACAAATAGGTGGACTTGCAGTATTTGATGCATTTGCACAATACAAAGAAACTATTGGTCGTGTGTTTGGTAGCGAATACAATTTCCTATGGAACAGAAATACTAAAAAACTAAAAATTCTTAGAAATGTTAGACATGAAGAAGAAGTTGCAGTAGGTGTTTACAATTATATTCCAGAAAGCATTCTATTAGTTGATGTTTATGCAAGTAACTGGCTATCACAATATGTTCTTAGTCTTTCTAAAATGATGTTAGGAGAAGCAAGAAGTAAATACACCAGTGGACTTCCAGGAGCCGGTGGTGCAATCCAATTAAATGGTGACGCACTTAAATCTGAGGCTCAGGTCGAACTTGATAAATTGCAAGAAGCAATACATAATTATGAAGAAGGAAATCAACCACTAGGTTTTGTGATAGGATAAATGAATTTAATAGGTATAGTAGGCTTTATAGGTTCTGGCAAAGACACAGTTGCTAAAAAATTCGTAGAGGCAGGCTGTATTCATGACAGTTTTGCAAACCCACTTAAAGATCTATGTGCTTCAACATTTGGTTGGCAAAGAGAGATGCTGGAAGGCGAAACGTTAGAAAGCAGAGAATTCAGAGAAACTCCAGATATATTTTGGAGTAAAAAGACAGGCATACCAAATTTTACACCTAGACTAGCATTACAATTAATGGGAACTGATGTAATGCGTAATCATTTTCATCAAGATATATGGATTGACAGCCTAGAGTATAGATTAAGAAGTAAATCAGCAAATAGATGTGTAGTAATCAGCGATGCTAGATTCAGAAATGAACTAGATTTAATCAAAAATTTGGGTGGAAAAATTATTTGGGTGCAAAGAGGGGAGATGCCTGAGTGGTATGATACTGCAAAAACGGCTCATAATAACGCAATTTCACGCAAAATAATGGAAACTAAGTATAGAGATGTTCACGAAAGTGAGTGGAATTGGGCAGGATATCCAGTAGATTACATCATTAAAAACGACAGTTCATTAGAAGATCTATACACAGATGTATTAAAAGTTCAGCAAGATATATTCAAATCAGCACTTAAAGTTATTTAAACTGCATAATATCACATAATATCAATCAATTTCTGTAATACAGTAAAATACACCTAAAATGATAAATAAGTTGCATACGCGAACGTATTTAAACTAATATTAGGAGATTTAATATGGCGACATTAGTAAGTCCTGGTGTAAGTGTTACAACTTCAGACGAAAGTTTTTACTCGCCTGCAGGTTCCGGAACAGTTCCTTTGATCGTTATTGCAACGGCTTCAGACAAAAAAGGACCAGACGGAAGTTCTACAGCAAGTTACACAACATCAGCAACAGCAGATAAACTATATCAAATCACTAGCCAAAGAGAATTATTACAAAATTACGGAAACCCAAACTTTAAAACAAGTGGTGGTTCACCAGTCCATGGTGACGAATCCAATGAATATGGTTTGATGGCCGCATACAGTTTCTTAGGAGTAGCCAATAGAGCATACGTCTTAAGAGCAAATGTTGACTTAGCACAAGTAGAGAGTAGTGCAACTGCTCCAAACTCTAAGCCAGCAAACGGCACATACTGGTTGGACTCAGGTTCTACAGTATGGGGCTTTAAAAAGTATGACGGAACAAATTGGGTTTCAGAGTCTAGTAATGTTAAAGTAACAGCGGCTACTGATTTACAATCCGGCGGAGTGCCAAAAGCGGCCTTCGGCGTAAACAACGAAATATGTGTAAGATATCTCGATGCAGACGGAACACAAGCAGACAGAGTTTCTTTTTATCAGAAACTTTCAAATGTTTGGTATCTAGTTGGTTCAAGTAGTTGGACCTCAGCAGGATCTAAAAACTTTCAATTTGCAAGTCATTTAGGCGTCCCTTCAGTTAGAAGTGACAATTCAGCACTACAAAGTGGAGACTTATACTTACAAACAACAACACCAAATAGTGGAACAACAGTTTCATTACAAGAATATGATTCAATCAATGCACAATTTGTAACAGAGGGTGTGGTTCTTAGACAATTCTCAAGAACAGCATACGCAGTTTACGGTTCAAACCTTGTAAAAGGTAGCATTTGGGGAGATCATGATGGTGAAAACAACGAAGCAGAAATTGTTTTTAAAGCACACAATGGTGGCACAACAGTTACTATGGAATCAAGTGCGGCAGTAAGCGATACAGCAATTTCAAATACTAAAACAAATGCTTCATCGATTGCATTTAATATTTTTGCAAACGCATCACTAGTAGCAATTCCAGTATTTTTAACAAGTCAAACAGCAGGTAATATCTCAATTGACAATCTTGTTACAGATATTCAGGGTGCTTTATCAAGTGCAAACGTTACTACAACATACGCAGATCAAGTTGTTGCAAGTAACAATGCAGGTAAAGTTAAACTTGTAAACTCCTTAGGATACGACATTAGAGTTTCAGAAGGACCATCAAGTTTCTCACTAGGTGATATTAACCTTACAGAATCAACATCAAGTAATTGGGCAGATATTAAATTTGAAGCCAAAGCAACTGCTCCAGTAGGTAATACTGCGGACGGTCAACTATGGTATGATGCTGATATCAGCACTACTAACATTGACTTGTTAGAGCATAATGGTTCTACTTGGGTAACATTGACAAAAGATTTCCAAACTAAAGTAACTGAGCCAACAGTCCAAAGCGACGCAGGTTCATTAGTAACTGGAGATATTTGGTTAAACTCAAGTGATACAGAAAATCTTAAACTTTACAGATACAATGCTACTTCTAGTAAGTGGGTATTGATCGATATGACTGATCAATCATCAGCAGACGGTGTAGTATTTGCAGACTTTAGACAGTCTAAAAGTGCTTCATTAGATGGTGATGCACCTAGTTCAGCATTATACCCAAGTGGTATATTAGGTTGGAACTTTAGAGTAAGTGGTGGTAATGTTAAGAAGTGGTATTCAACATATGACTTTGGCGGAACAAGTAACCTATCCAATGTTTGGGTAAGTGAAAGTGGTGTTAAGTCAGATGGTTCACCACATTTGCTAAGAAAAGCACAGAGAAAAGTGGTTGTAAAAGCACTTCAATCAGCAATTACTAGCAACCAAGATATCAGAAACGAAACTAATAGATTCAATATTGCGGCAGTTCCAGGTTATCCTGAACTAGCAGATGAACTATTGACTCTAGGCATAGACAGAAAGAATACTGTATTCAGTATTGCAGATGCTCCGCTTAGATTAGCAGATGATTCTACAAGTGTTAAGGCTTGGATAAACAATACAAACAATGCTGTTGAAAACGGCGAAGATGGTATGTTAAGCAAATCATCCGAAATGGCTGTATATTATCCACATGGTTTAACCACTAACTTAGACGGAACAAACATTATGGTTCCTGGCTCACATATGGCATTAAGAACTTTTGCCTTTAATGATCAGGTTTCATTCCCATGGTTTGCTCCAGCAGGTTTCCAAAGAGGTATTGTTAATAATGCAACTTCCGTAGGTTACTTGAAAGCAAAAGAAGGTGAGTTTACGCCAAGTGCTTTAAACGAAGGACAAAGAGATGCATATTACTTGAACAAAGTAAATCCAATTACCAACTTCCCAGGAAGAGGTATTTCAATCTTTGGACAGAAAACATTGAATGCTAGTGCAAGTGCTTTAGATAGAGTAAACGTTTCACGTTTAATTATATATCTAAGAGAGCAACTTGACGATGCAGTTAAACCGTTCTTATTTGAACCTAATGATCAAATCACAAGAAATCAGGCATCAAGTGTGGTGTCAAGATTACTTGATAGTTTGGTTTCTCAAAGAGGACTTGCAGATTTCTTAGTAGTGTGTGATACAACAAATAACACACCGGCTAGGATTGACCGTAACGAGTTACACATAGATGTAGCGGTTCAACCAATTAAAGCAGTAGAGTTTATCTATATACCGATTAGAATCCAAAATACTTTGGGAACTACAGGCAATAGTTAATCAATAACTAAACTTTAAAGGGGTCTTTTTAGGCCCCTTTTTTTTGTCCAATTAAAACAAGAGTTAATTATTTTTGCCATATTTTGATAAATAAAAGTATAATATTAGCATAGGAGAGCAAATATGGCAGACCCAACAATATCAAAATTTGGTGTTCCTGAGCAAGGAAGCACACCAGGTGGTATTCTACAACCTAAATTAAAATTTAGATTTAGAGTAACATTTGATGGTGGCACTTTCGGCGCAGGCGGCCGTTTATTTGAACTCACGCAGAATGTTCAGAATGTTACAAGACCCAAGTTGACGCATGAGGAAGTAATAATTGACTCATATAATTCTAAAGTATATGTGGCAGGAAAACATGTGTGGGATCCAGTAACAATAATTATTAGAGACAGCATCGACAACAAAGTGTCAAAAAGAATTGGCGAGCAACTTCAAAGACAAATCAATCACTTCGACCAAACGGCTTACGCCGCAGGTGGAGACTACAAATTTAGCACATCAATAGAAATATTAGATGGTAAATCTGCAGACTCAACAGAAAATTGGGATCTAGAAGGATGCTTCATTCAAAACGTAGACTACAGTGATACAGATTATTCAGCGAATGATCCTGTAACAATTACTCTAACATTACGTTATGATAATGCATTACATGTAGAGCCAGGTTCAACATCAACAGTTGATGGTAGAAAAGATGGTGGCGACATGTTCCCAGGAACAGCACCAGCGGCGAATAGTAATCAATCTACTCAAGCCGGTGGATCGTAGGTCACATACTTTTTTTAAGTTAATGATATATCTGAACAGGAGCATATCGCTCCTGTTCGCACCTTAAGGACATTTATAGTGAGTAGAAGTAATAGTAAAAATTATTCGAGTTTATATTTTAGCGATGTTTTCAACGCGAAACATTTATCGATAGGATATTTTCCTCCAAGATTAAAATTTAATGGATTTGCAGAATTCATTATTAACCCAGACCTTAAGGCAGAAGCAATTAATATAGGCATACCGCAAATGCGTAATGACTTAGCAGGTTTCACATTGGAATCTACTATGCCTAAATTAACATTCAAAACAGAAGTAATGAATCAATACAATATTAAACGTGTGATTCAAACTGGTGTAGAACTACAACCTGTTTCGATGCAGATGTATGACACAGTAACAAATGATTGGTATCAAATGTTAATGACTTACTATGCATACAGTTATATGAATGGTAGAACAACAGGAAAAAGTTCTGTAATAAATAATTCTCCAGCAATAGGAACAGGTTCGGATACTTGGACTAAGACATCAGGCTTTATGCAAAATACATTTCCAAGTAGTGCATCAGGCTTTGATGCAAATGATGTCCCACATTTATTCGATGCTATAAGACTTGTTGTAGTAAACGGACAGCAAGGCAGAGAAATAATGCTACATAGACCAACAATTACATCAATGGACTTTGGAGAAATAGATCATGCTGGTAACGAGGCTAACACATTTTCAGTTGAATTTGAATATGAAAATTTTGTTATAGGCAAAGTTATAGAAGATGTTTTAAACGAAGTAGACGTAGAGAAGTTTAGTATTTACGGCACAGGCAACTGGTCAGACGAAGTTGCAAAAAGCGATAACGATCTTGCTAGAGGGCAAGAAAACTTTAGAGTTAATGTAGGACAACCTATGCCAGCCGCAGATCTAATAGACGCACCGAGAAGAAGTCAACCTCAACCTCAGCCTGCAAAGAAAAAGAAAGAAGAACCTACACAACAAAGAAGTAAATTAGGACCGTCAATATAATGAGCAGTTCACTATACGACACATTTGGAAACGAAATATCCTATGAAGTGCGTAGAGGTATCCTCACAGCATTTATTAATGATGCAACTATAAATTTTCCTTTACCAGAAGCATCATCTGAATTTTTAGAAAAGTTTTCAAATCCTGTAAACACAATGAACCAACAACATCTAGATATGATTAAAAGTAAACTAGAAAAAATTGGATTTAAAAAAGCAAATGCTAAAGCACTTGCACCTGTATTAATTACAGTAGCAGACGAACTTCAAAGAGATGTATTAGAATTTTTTGAAGATACTAATTCAGCACTTGAACTTACAGTAGACGCCTACGACGCCATTAACGTTCATAGGCCTGCAGGCAGTAGAGTAAGTATTTCAGCACCCACAGTTAATTCTAAAAGTAAAGCCGCATTACTAATCAAACCTTAATATACTAAATAATAGTATGCCAAAATTCGCACAAGGAAATTATACCGTTGAGAACCGCCACAAGTTTGCGGGAACTAAAGATCCTTTCTTTAGAAGTAGTTGGGAATTAGCATTTATGAGAATGTGCGACGCACATCCTAACATAACAAAATGGGCAAGTGAAAATGTAAAGATCCCTTATTTAAATCCTGCAACTGGCAAATACACAAACTATGTTCCGGATTTTATGATACAATACACAGACAAAAATGGTGCTCAGCATGTAGAACTTATAGAGATTAAACCTGCTAATCAAACTACATTAGAGAATGCTCGTAGCAGAGGACAAGCCATACAAACGCATATAAACGCCGCTAAGTGGACTGCGGCACAAGAATGGTGCAAACGTAAAGGCATACGTTTTAAAGTCATAAACGAAGATCAAATTTTTAAAAATAACAAACCTCGAAAGCCAAAAAGAATTGCTAAACGTAAATAAATACTGATATGAAATTATTAGTAGGCGGTGATAGTTTTGCAGTCTTTCCTGATCACTGCTTTAACTATAAAGAAGACAGAGAATATATAGATTATCCTTCATCTAAAAAGGGCGAAGGGTTTAGGCAATATTTAAACTTTCAACATTGGTGTCAAAAATTAGATTCTAAAGCAACTTCAGTAGGAATAAATTCAGGTGACATCAGCACTACAACTTTTATAACACTACAAGAACTTATAGATAATAATTATACTCATTGCATATTTTTTGTAACAAACTTTTACAGAGATAATCTACAAATAGAAAAGCAACATACTATAGACTCAGCCGATTTTGCACAAAACACAAACTTTGATAATGTTTACAAAGATAAAAATTTTATTAATAACAAAGAGCATAAGTTTATTAGAAATAGCATTTGGTATGAAACAGATGAGATTATAGGCCCGCATAAAGCAGGAATAATGCAATACCTGAGATATAATGCAGACTTTAAATACATACACGATAGATTATCAAACTTAATGTTTTTAAAAAAATACTGTGATGATAACAACATTAATATATGTTTTGTTTTGCCTTTTTATCCACAACAGTTTGCAAAAGGTGTTATACAGTATATACCAGCGAAGCATTTTACATACGAAATAAACAGAGATACAGAATTTTTTAAATGGGCAGTAACACACCACACAGAGCAAGAGCATGAAAACATAGCAAACCGCTTCAAAAATGAATACCCTGTCTGGTTAAAT